AGTTCATCAGGTACTTGACCACGCATTGTATATCGTGCCAAATACAAACCCATAGGAGTACGGTCAATTGCAAGTTTATTTACAATACCTGCTTCAGCCATTTCTTCTTTACGTTCTTTAACTGCTTGCTTTTTCTCAAGATGTTTGTCCATCACTTTATCGTATGCGGTAGTCATTCCATCATACCTTTCCATTTGTGTTTGTTAACATCGTCAAGTTCTTCGGGCATTTCATACTTAAGTTTTACTTCTACTTCTTCAACTTTAGGAGCTTGATTTAATACTTCTTTAACTTGCTTATCGACATTTTTTTGTTTAGTAGCCATATCATCTCCCGTAATTAACTCGTGTATTATATTTAATTTCACCGTTCTCATTCTTCCAGCTATCATTACGCATAGCCATACGACCACGTGTAGCCTTACGCTCTTCACGAGCATTAGATTGTTGCTTTAAGTTTACGAATGCTTGACTCTTAGCTTCAGCTAACAGGGTTGGAAAGAACTTCTCTGGAATTGCAGGAATAAAACTATCTGTGTGTGTCCAGCTAGCTTGTTGTGTGCCGTATGCATTGCTCTTACTAGCTTGCAATGTAGTGTCAACAGCAATGTTATAACCATCAAAAATTAAGAACTGGTCATCATAACTAGTCCAATATTGTGGGTCTTGATTAATAACATATCCACTGCTATTAATAACACCTACTTGTGCTACACGATTATTAATAATGTCAGTAAATGTTTCAGGGTCTACCCACTGCACATCTTTTTTATTATATTTAACCCACTTAATTTTATTCCATGTATCTGGAATCTTCATTTTAGTTGGATTGTTAACGTCACCCAATCCTTGCAATGGTGCAAGTTGAAATAGAAAAGGCCAGTCACGCTGGCTAATAAGTTCAAAGTAGGCTTCTTTAACAAGTTCAGCTACCTGTACAGCTTCAACAGTTTCGTCAATAGAATCTACTGGGTCTGAGTCTAATGCAGAAAGAATGTTCTGCGTCATGTCTAGGAGAGTAAGTTTAGCCATATACTATCCTTAAGTAGGATCAATGAGTAAGCAACTAAAACCAGCTTCTTTAACGATAATTGCAGTAGATGAAGAAGTAGCGTCACCACCTACTTGAATAGTAAGAATGTCGTTAGCAGCTAATGTAGAATAACCATTAGAAGCAAGGTGTAGTGTATCAACGTTATTAGTTATTTTTTTACCGTACACTTTACGTGTAGATGCAGTACCATTTACAGCGTAATGAAAGTTATATGTTGCAGTACTAGCAATTGCAGCAGTTTCAAATACAACCCAAAAGTCAAGCTGATAAATACCACCTTGTAAAATTGTAAACTGCCCGTTAGCGGCAGAAGGTGTAATGTTTTGATAACCGTTAGCAACCCATGCACCAGTAGGGTTTAATTTAGCTAAAGCACTAGCAGCAGATAATGTTTGTGAAACACTGCTACCAGTAATGTACAAATCACCATATGAATGACCAGCAATATATTTCCATGATCCACTGCCGCTACCATTGGCTACATATACCTTATTACTAAGTGCAGTAGATGCCCCTTTCGGTTCATGTAAATTAGGATCAGTCAATGCTGAATGTTGAATATTTGCCAATTTATTTCTCCAAAAGGAAACGGAGAAACCCCTTGTAAGAGCTTCTCCGTTAAACTACATTAAATGTAACTTACTACGATAGTAGCAGTACCTGCAGTGAAAGTACCAGTGAAGGCAACATCCAATGTATCGGCAGCAGCATATACTTTACCCAAACCACGGTTAGTAGCAGCATCACCAATAGCATAAGCACCAGCAGCACGAATAGTAGCATTTGCAGTCAAGTTAGCAGTAGCACCTTGAGTAGCTGAAATCCAGCCATCAGGATCAGTACCATCACCAAATTGTACATCAGTACCACCAGCCCATGCAGTGCCAACTTTCATAACCACATCTAGCACAACAGAGCCAGCAGGGATATCAATAACAGCACCAGAAGATTGAAAGGTAATAGCTAGATGAGCTTCTTTAACAGCACCATCAGTATCATAAACACCTGCAACATTACGTTCAGGATAGTTACCGCCAAAACCAACGATTAGTCCGTCAGCGTTAGCCCAAGTAGATTGACGAGTCATTTTAAATTTCCTTTATGTGTTAGTTAAAAAACACTAGGAGTATTCCCCTAGTGTTAATTAGTTTAGATTGTTGACTTAGAGATAACAGACACTAAGCACTCAGGGCGATAAAGCTTGAGGCCAAAACGTGCGTTCATCACATACTCATCACGACGCAAATCTTTGTTACGCTCGTATTCAACACGAGGCATTTGACGATAAGCACCAACGAAAGGAGTCAAGTCACCACCAACAGACATGAACACGTTAGTAACAGGTGAAGCAGGAACGTTCACGGCATTAATAGCAGTGTCAGTAGGTGTAGCCAAGAAATTAGAAACATAAACGTCAAAGCCGAAGATGTTTTTAACAAAGCGCATACCAGTTACTTCATTCACAAAACCACCGTTAACAATACCACCGAACTGTGGGTTGTTAATGAAAGCTTGTGCACCAACCAATTGGTTGAACACATACTCTTGTGATGGATCAATGATTGCTACACGGCTACCACCAGCTTGTGCTTTATCCAAGGCAAACTTAGCTTTAGCAAAGTCATCCAAAGACAAAGTGGTATTAGTATTACCAGAAGCCACAAAGCGGTGAGCAGCACCGTTAATGGTATTCAAGTTGTTAGCAGTTTGTGTATTGGCGAGAGAGAAAACAGAAGTCTCCAAGTTCTCATCCAAAGCACGACGCATCTTGGTAGGGAACATACCAATGAGTTGTTGAGCGTAGTAGCTGTCTTGCTTAGCCTTATCAGTGATATAGGTAGCAGACTCAACGTAACGATCAATTGTGAAATTGAACTCACCAGTGTCCATTGCGTCATACACAACGGGGGTTAGTTCAGCAGTTTCACGCATTGGCAATTCGCCAACAGACGGAATAGTAAATTGGTTGCCATCAGGGAAACCGTTGAGCATACGCACATAACGTGTACCCATCAGTTGCTCTTGCAACACATCTTTCAACTCGGCAGACCAAAGTTCTGCACGAACGAGGTTTTCATTAACCTTTGCGTAATCAACACCAGCCATTTAAATTCTCCTTATTGACCAAAATATAGGGTCGGGTTTTTAGAAACAGTTTGTTGTAACTTATATTGGAATTCTTGTGACCAATAAGTGTTAGGATCATCTTTACGGACTTTAGCAGCCCATTCTTTTGTTCCTTCAATCCTTGTACGATCACCTCCACTGGAAGCTACAGAAGTTGTATTTACAGAGCCAGTATCAAAATTATTAGTTGGTAGTTGAACACCGTTAAACAATGACACAAACTCTGTTGGATCATTTGCAGCTAGTTCCATAAGAATTTTAGCCTTTTCAGGTGTAGAAGCTTTTTGCTTAAACATCTGTTCTGCTTTATCACCGAATTTCTCTTTCATAAGAGCATCAGCCCTAAGCAAATTGCCATTCTTACTATCTTGCTGTTTACGACCCTCTAACGTCCTCTCTACAAGCTGTTGCACAACATCAGGGGTTAAGCCCTGTACAGGAGGATTGTCGGCCTCTGGTGCACCACTTTGTTTCGACATACGTTCCAAAACTTCATCAATGGTTTTAGCGGAAGCTGCTTGCTCACGTAGTCTACGATTTTCCTCTTTCAAGGTTTCGATAAACTGGTCAGCATTGTTATATGCTTTAGCTAAATCATCTGGAGTTTTGTATTTTTGCTGTTCACCCACTAGAGCAGTGAAAAGCGATCCATCAGTTGTCGCTGGTGGTTGATTAGCGGGAGGATTGTCGTTCTCACCGTTAAAGATTGTTGCATTGGTCATGCGGAAATTCCTTTAAAAATTGGTAGCCTTAGAGTAGGCTATTTGAAAAATGTCACTTTTTAGCTGTATCAGGTAACATTGAGACAATTAAATCAAATGCTTTCATCTGCCCTAAATTGTACGCCAATTTAGCGTAATGGTTAGGACAGTCAAAATCATCCTTTTTAATACTATTAATTTCTTCTTTTAATACTAGTAATGTTTTATATAAAGCTTCTAAAGTATAACTACTATTATTCCAAGCTTTAATAAACTCTTCATTACTACTATCTTTAGGTTTATTATTTAGTAATAGTTTATTCATTATATATCCTATTTATATATATATATATATTATTATATAATATAATTAATACTATATAATATATATATTATACTACCACAATTATTGTGGCATGTCAATAGGTGGCCCTTCGGGGTTAATAGTTGCTTCAGTTTGTATATCTTCAGATACCTGATTCATCAATCGCTGTGTTTCAGCTTGTTCAAAAATCATAGCATTGTCTTGTACAATACGGTAGTTCTGCCAACCAAGATTCTCTTCCAATGCCTTGGCAATAGCTTTACCACTGATGTGGGCAGCAACTGTAGGCATAGCTTGTACAGCAGCCATTGTCTGCGACAACTCTTGAATAAATCTAGCTTGTTCACCGTAATGACGAGCACCTAATGGGTAGATTTTACCAGCAGCCATTAAGTCATCTTTAGTCACTTCAACAAAGGATACAGTACCATAATCTTCATCAACTGAACGAATACGCTCTACACCTTCAAAGTTACGTACAGATTCAGCCAACATGCCGTTAAGGAGTGGTTCTAGAATGTTACGTTCAAACCAGCTTACCTTACTTTGAAAGATACGTCCAGCAGCGTTCTCTAGGCTCTGTACTTCGTATTTAGTCTTCTCTCCGGGGGTACGTATACCCATAGCCTGTTTAGGTGCTCCTGCAAGCTCTTCCATGCGGTTCATAAGCTCGTTAATTTGGAGGTCTGCTTGCAATGCTGTAGCATCAGGACGCATAAACTCCAAACCACCTTCGTCACCAACAAACACAGTAGCTCCGGGTTCGTATTCAAACTCTTCTACAGTGTTACCTTTAACCACCATAACAGGGTAGGCAATAAGGTCAAATACGTCAGCCTTCAAGTTCTCCAAGTGGTCAATACGATATTGCATACCAACCAACTGGTCTAGTGGGCCTTGTGCCCACAAGTTATCTGTACGCAATCTCCAACCACAATGGAACATAGGTTTGCTACCTGTCCACATTGGATTAGGTTGTTTACGTAAAACCCACTTACGGTCGATAATTGTCACTAACTGGTTGCGTAAAAGCGTCTTCGTGTCGGGATCGTAAATGTCTCCCCAGAACTCCAGCAACTCAACCATGTCGCTTTCTAAGTATTCATCAGCACTACCAAAGCCGTCAATAGCCATGTTCAATTCTTTTTTGAATTCAGGGTCATCACGATAGTTTTGACGGAATTGTAATGCTTTGTCTAAAACACCTTTGCTGTAATTTAACGCTGGTTTAGTTTCTATGTCAGTCATTAAATCACCTAATGACTTAAGCATACGACGCACCACAGGAGTCTTGTCAAAAGTCTCAGCTAATGGATTAAACACCAAATCTGTAGGGTTAATACGATAGGCTTTAGGGCCAATGTATTTGCTTACAACATTACCTGTACTATCGCTAATGGTGTCCCGAACGTAGTCATAAGTGACAATAACGTTACCAAAATCAATGTAGTCATATACAAGTTGAGAAACAAGAAGCTGAAAGTTAGATGCTTTTAACTTCTGTTTCATGTAGTTTGTAATGGCATAACGCTTTTTAGTAAGTTCTACACCTTTGTCTGTAGCTTCCCAGAAAAACCAATTCTCAGATGGAAACAACGCAGCCATATAATTGGCATGTAAGTTGTCTCTAATCTGAGTAAGTTTAGGAGTAACTGTAGAGTTCTTCCAAGGAAGTTTGCTGTTACTAGTTTTACGTGTATCTGTAGCAAACAAATAGTTACGTAATTCTTGTTGGTCAGATTTCCAAACAGAACGGTTAGTATCCCACTTAACCCACATGTCAGCAATTTTATTTGCTAGTGCATCGTCATTAAAACTTACTTGTACGTTTTCGTTCATATTTTCCTCTTAGTAGGCTACGCCACCAAACTTTGAATTAAATGCAATAATGTTGGATTTTTTACCCCATGATCTACTAGATACTGGAGACTTACAAATCTCTACACAAGCGGCTAAAGCGTCTTTAACGTCATCATGTTCTGGATTGTTCATAATGAGTTCTTCTTCTAGTGTTTGGCAATTACCACCTTTGTAATGCCAAATTTGATTGTTGCTATAACGTGGTTCTAAAATAGATGCAATACGTTCTGCTTTGTTCATTGTCCTAGGAGGATTGTATTCATCAATAGTAAAGACAATGTTTTGACTACGCATGTAGTCTCTAAACTGGCTAACAATGAGTCGCTGTGCAGCTACAACCTCACACCGCATTTTCTTAAATCGCCATTTACGATATACGGTTTCTGCTTTGTCATACATTACAGAAATCTTATTTGTTTTAAATCTATCAATGTCTAAAACATAATAGTTGTTATCTTCGTCAATGCCTACCACTGCAATGACTGTATAGTCTGAATTGTGGTTAACTGTGTACGCAAAATCCATAGCTGCATACACGTGGAGAAGCTTATCACCAAAGTACCAAGCACCGCTAAAGTTCTCAATTTTATCTCTTTCGTAATAATTAAATCTACTACGATCAATGAGTTGTGT